GCCGCGTCGAACGAACTTATCGAGCGCGGCGAACAGCGTATTACGGATCGGCGTGGCCGGTTCGGCGACAACGTACGCAGCGCAGCGGACATACCCGCAATCGGCGATGACGCGTTGGCGCGAGCAGACAGCATCAACGCCGGCCGCAAGGCTAACGGCCAAGCCGGGTACGCCGAAGGCGGCATCATGGATACGGCGATTAAGCCGACCCCAGCGCTGCAAACGTATCTGAAAGAGGCGCCGGAGCCCGTACAGAAAGCCATACGTGGCGCGTACGATGACATGCTACTGCGCGACGAAAAGCCGGCCGACTTTGTTGGACAGGATGGCATATTCTCGCATATCCCGAACTTGCGTACGTTCGATTACGTCAAGCGTTCGTTCGACCGGCAAATCGGCGACGCGCTACGCTCCGGTGACAAGCCGACCGCGCAGGGCTTGTCGTTTCAGCTTGACAAGCTGAAAGGCGTACTAGCCGACGCCAACCCGAACAATGCGGAGTACAAGGCGCTGCTTGCGTCTCAGCGTGACGCGTTCCAGAAGGCCAACGCGCTGGAACTCGGACAGAACGTACTTGGCCGTATGTCGCGTGAACCGCGCCTTGTGCTGCGTGATTTAAAGGCAATGGAGCCGCACCAGATCGATGACGCGCGCGTAGGTATTATCGACGCTCTCATAAATGCGGACAACAAAGCCGACCCGGTAGCGTACTATCGCAGTCTCACGCGCAACCCGGTACAGCGCGAAGTCATGGAGTTTGCGTTCGGCGGCAAGGGCAACCTTGGCCGGTTCGATCGCTGGGTAAATCGTGAAGTACGTGGTACGCGTGCCGACGTACTCACGGCGCCCGGCAGGCAGTCGGAAACGGCGCGGTTCCAGATGGCGGATGATAGCGTCGAAAATACCGGCAACGTACTGTCGAATGCCATGCGCGGTTTTGCGTTCGGCGGCGTCATCGGTGCAGCATCCGGCGCCGTACGTACACTGCAAAACATAGCGACGGGTACTAGCCGCGTCACGCAAGAGGAAATCGCAAAAATCCTGTTGTCGAAGGGCGAGAACCTCGTTAAAGGCACTGAGGCCGCCGCGACCTATAGGAAGGCTCGCGAGGCGGGGAACAGGCGGCGAGCGGTGGCGATGGGTAAGGCTGGGCAGCAGGTGTTCACTAATCCTATTGGAGGCGAGTGACATGCCTTTTGACGGCTCCGGCAACTTCTCGCGCCTGTTCAGTTGGGTATCCGACCGCGACAATGGCATCCGAATACTAGCGCAGCGCATGGACGCGGAGTTCGACAACTTCGCTGGCGGCATGAACGCAGTATTCTTCCGTAATGGCCTAGTACCAATGTCGGGTAACCTCAATATGGGGTCAAACTCGATTATCGGTATGGCCGCCGGTACTGTCAACTCGCCTTCGCTGCGCTTCGCCGATGATCCGAATACTGGCGCGTTTCTGAACGGCGTTGGCAACTACGCCGTGGCTGTCAACGGCACTGTACGCCAAAATACCAATGCGGCGGGCGTCGCCATCACGGGCACGCATACGGTAAGCGGTAACGCCGCTGTCGGCGGTACGTTCGGAGTAACGGCCGGAGCAACGTTTGCCAGCACGGTTTCTGTAGCGGGCGCGCTTACCCAAAACGGTAACCAAGTATGGCACGCGGGTAATCTAAACCCTGTCGCGCAGAATACTACGCCGACGCTTACCGGAGCAATTCTAAGCGGGGCCGGGGCAACTTTATCGTTCCGGGATCAGACGCTGCCAGTAGACCCGGTACACGGTTGGCAAGCGTACTCTAACGGCGACACTCTGCGTTTCTATCAGAATACGGTCGGGCAGGATCGCTTCACAGTGACCGCCTCCGGCGCAGGCAGTTTCAGCAGTGATCTGAGCGCAGCGGGTACCATACGTCAAGCCGGCAACGCGGTATGGCACGCAGGTAACTTCAACCCCGGAAACTACGCCGCGCTTAACAGCGCCCCGACATTCTCTGGCAGAATAAGCCGCGACGCGTACTTGTACATGGACGTGCCAGTTGCCGGCATTGCTGACATGTCTTTCGACACCGGCGACGTGTTACGGTATGATCGTACTAACAATCGCTGGGACTTCCTGATAGACAGCGCGACCCGTGCGTACATTACCAGCACGGGTTTGTCTGTTCCCGGCGCTTTAACTGTGTCGGGTAACGCCGGTTTTGGCGGTACTATGACCGTATCGGGTAACGCCGGTTTTGGCGGTAGTGTCGGCTTTGCCGGCGTGAGCGGTTTCAGCGCCAGTAAGGACGGTAACAACAATCCAATCTTTAACATGACGCCGAATACTGTATTTGGGTACAACGTGTCCGGCGGGTACATGGACTGGATCATTGGCGGAACGTCGCGCCTACGTCTGTTTAGTGGCGATCTTACGTCTGACGTAAACATAAACGCCCCGGCGGTAATCGTGAAGCCGGGCGCACCGGCAGCTTTAAATATCGGTGATCGTATTAGCGGTAACTCGTGGATTGTGTATTCGAGCGGCGACCGCTTGCGTTTCTTCATCAACGGGCAAGATGTATTCACTGTAGACACTGGTGGTAATCTGCGCGCGCGTGGTAACGTAACCGGCAACCTTGGTAGCGGCATATGACGCTGCCGACCTCGGGACCGTTGTCGCTTACGCAGTTTGCGGCGGAATACGGCTTGGCGGCTAACACGCCGTTTCCGGGCGGATACTATGGTAAGCCGGGTATACCCGGTGGCGGCGCGTTGTCCTTCTCTGCCATGTATGGCAAGTCGAACGTTACGCAGACGCTATCGTGGACTACGCAACAGCTTAACGTGATCGGGTATTCCGGAACGGATCAAACCACGATCACTTCAACGGTGGCGACTAACTTTACGTTCACGAACATCAGCGGCCCGGCCATATACAATACGGGCCCGGCCAGTGGTACCAATACTTTTATTTCCGCGACTACGCCGCCAAGCGGAAACGGCGAGACAACAACCGTAGTACGTGTAACCGCCACAAACGGTGAATATGTAGACATAACAATCTACCGCCAGTGGGGCGTTGCCCCGTAAGCCAGTATTCGAGGCGTAAAGGAACTATGGACCCGGAGCAGGTAATGAGCGGTGACAACCAAGGTATCGAAATCATACTCGTCCGCATGGAGGGTAAGATTGATCGCATGAACGACCGGCAGGAACGGTACGAACGCGACCAGTCGGCTATTCGTGCGCGCTTGCATGACCTCGCCAACGAAGTCACGCCCATTGTCATGCTGGACCTGCCCGGCCGTATCCGTACCGCAGATCAGGACAAGGCGCAGACGCATTCGCGCCTTAGCGCGCTAGAGGCCATAGAGCAGCAGCGTAAGGGCGCGGCTGCACTGGCAAAGATACTTTGGGTAGTACTAGGCGCGGCGGGCACAGGAACTGTCGCCGTGCTGGTACGGATTATGGGAGCGTAAGCGATGCTGACGGTGCAGGAATTTCTCGAAGGCTTCCTGAAAGTATGGGAGACTGCGAAGCATTCGGTGGACCCGGATGACAGCGGCAACTACTTTAAAGGTAGCCTTGTCGGTTCCAAGTACGGCGTCACCGGCGCAGCGCTGGCCAAGCATCGTGGCGTCGCCAAGGTGACGAAGAGCGACGTTGCCGGAGTCACGCTGAAAGAGGCGTCCGACATTGCCCGTGTCACCTACTATGACGAAGCGCAGTTCGACGTACTGCCGTGGAGCCCTGTCGTCGCGAGCGCGGTGGACAAGTGCTACATGTCGGGCGAGGACGCGGCGGTACGCTGTATGCAGCGCGCGGCGGGTGTCGAGGCGGATGGCCATATCGGGCCGAAAACCATCGCGGCGGTAAAGGCGGCATCGGAGGACTTGCCGGCGTTCGCGCAGAAGTTCGCGACCGAGCGGCAGAACCACGAAGCCGCCGTCATTCGCGCCAAGCCGGTGAAGGCGAAGTACCGCAACGGCTGGAACAACCGTACCAAGTCGTACTTGCCCGGTACGCCGTGGTGGGCGTCATGGAAGCTGGAAACGCCGATGGAACTGGCGGGCGCGGAACTGCCAGTAGCCGTACCCGACGCGCCGGCCGACGATCCGTATACTTGGCCTTTAAAGGAAACAGTATCCGAGACGGCAGCGGCGAACAATGCCGAACAGGCGCGGGCCGGCAACGTGGTAGCCGTCGCCAAGTCGCTGTCGCGCGATACGGTGACGGAAGTACTTAACCGCGCCCCGGCCGGCGTAGTCGAGACGGCGAAGGAAGCCGTGAAACTCAAGCTGGGCGAAAAGTCGACGTGGATCGGTGGCGCCATCGTGGCCGCCAGTACCATCGCCGACCCGTCTGTACAGGCGGCGCTACGCCCGGCATGGCAGGCGATCAAGGCTGGCAACTTCGGCGGCATCGCCACGGCCATCATCGGACTTGGCCTCGTCATCGCGCGCTCGCGCAAGAGCCCGCGCGTCGATAGCGTGCTGGCGGCAAAGCGGCTGGTGGACTAACGTGGGCACGTACTCCAATATCTGCGTACTGCGCGGCCGGGCGGGGCAGGATAGCTGTCTCGCCCGTGGCGCTGCACCGTACTATTGTGAGTTGCGTGCCAAGCGCGAGGGGCGACCGTTTTTCTGTACGTCCACCAAGGTAGACATTGACGAACTGATAGACGTTAGTAGCGGCGAACTGTTCGGGCGCTGTAACATGCGCCTTACTGTATCCGCTACACCGTTTATCGACCGTCCTACGCTGCTTTCCGGCCGCTCCGACATGCGGCTTAACGTGTCGGCAACGATCACGGCGGCGGGTACCGTACAGCTTACCGGGACCTCGCTTATGGCGATGTACCCGGCCGGGCTGATAACGACGGTAGCGCCTGTAAACCTAGTCGGCACGTCGGCGATGGTTATGGGCGGAACCGGCTCGATCAGTGCCTTTAAAGAAATTGCCGGTACGTCGGCCATGACGCTATCCACGTCGGGCACGATCACGACGGCAAACAACGCGCTACTGTCCGGTACGTCGGCAATGCGGATGACTGTGACGGCAGCGATAACCGTAGTCCCGCCAGCCGGCGGCGCAGGGCGTACGGCGGATACGACAACTATCAAGGCGGACAGTACCGCCTATTCAGCGGATAGGGCATAAGCATGGGCCAGCTTACGATCAATACGGGCAGCGCCGACAACGATGGCCTCGGCGACGCGCTACGTCTGGCATTCCAGAAAACCAATCTGAACTTCGGCGAACTGTACATGCCAAAGGCGCGGCTAGTCGCGTCGTATCAGGCGGGTACGTATCAGATGCCGTTCGGGTTCGGCACGATACCGCTTGAAGCGGCGTCGGTCGATACCGAAAACGGGTACGCCAACTCGCGGTATACCGTCAAGAAAACGGGCTTCTACCTCATCATTGGTAAGGTGCGTTTAAAGGACGCCACCACGGCCTCGCAAAGCTACAGTGTCGGCATGGACATTGGCAATGTAGAGGATACGCCGGAAATGCAATGGTTTACTACGTCGGACGTAGCGGCCAACGGTTCGCGGCGTAACGGCGCCCTCAATATCCGTATCATGCAGTTGACTGTCGGCGACATTCTGCGTCTGTACAGCTACACTGATTTCAGTCCAATCCTACAGGCCGCCGCATTGAGCGTCCTACAGGTCGCATAAGGGAGTACTTTAAATGGCCGGCATGTCTGCATACCTCGAAACGGCGGTACTTAACTGGTTCCGGGGTACCGCGTTCCCCGCCGCACCGACCGTCTACGCTGCGTTGTTCAACGGCGATCCGACCGACGCGGGTACTGGCGGTGTCGAAACAACCACGAACGTACGTGCGGCCGGTCGCCCCACGGTCACGCTGGGGGCGCCTGTTGCGGGTCCGCCGCGTACCAGTAGCAACACGGCTATCGTGGACTTCGGCAACGCCGCGCAGGCGGCTACGTTCTCGCATTACGCCCTGTTTGACGCGAGCGCGGGCGGCAACATGCTGAACAGCGCCGCCTTGAACGGCGGGGCGCAGACGGTGACGGCCGGCACGGCGGTGCGGTTCGCGATCGGTGGGTTGGTCAACTCGGCCGACTAGCCAAATCCTGCCAAATAGGGGCCTCTACCAATCGGTACAGAATAGGCAGGCCCCGGAAGCCATAAGGGCCCTAGGATCGCTCCTCGGGCCCTTTTTGCCGCCTGCCGTCTGGGCCGCATTTGAGCGGCCATATCCGTATGTCGCCGGTGCGTATTCGATCCCACTGGTACCACTCGTTCAGCCGGGCCCATAGTAGCGGCTGATCGTACGCCCAATACCCGTAGCTGGTAAGCTGCCCGGTGACGACGCTAAGTAGTACCATCGGGTCCGTAGTCTTCGGCAGGTACATACGACACGCGATGCGGTGCGCGCGTACCTGCTTACTCGTCTTGCTAGGACGCGCAAGGTCGTAGTTACGCATGACGGCATCAGGCGTACCCAACTCGCACATAAGCAAGTAGTCGAGAAAACTACGCCACGTCATAGCGGTCTGCGGAGTCCCGGCACTTTGTCCGCCGTAGCCTTATCGACATACAGGGGCAATTCCCGCCATCCGGCCTCTTTATCCGCGTCGGTAAGCGGCAAACGACCAAACGGGTCCGCGTCCATACCATCGGTTACATGGTAGTACAGATACCCTATAAGTACGCTATCTCCCATGTCAGTCTCCCAAAGTAATGAAGTCGATCCCACGCAGCTTCTGGTACTCGCGCAGCGCCGCGCGGAAGCGCTGCTGGTCGTCACCGTTCTGACGTAGGTTGGTAAGCATCAACTCATCGGTCGTTCGCGACGTGACGATGTGATGTATTCCCACAATGCCCGACTGTCCCGAACGCGCAAGACGGGCATTTGTCTGTAAATAGCGTTCCAATGACCATAGCATACTGTACCATACCAGATGATGACCCCCGAACTGTAAGTTCAGTCCATGGCCCGCCGATTGCGGGTGCAACAACAATATAGGTATATTCCCCGCGTTCCATTGGTTCACTACTCGCTCAGTGTTGCGACCCTTTAAAGATGCCCACGCCATCTTTTCCTTTTCGAGCCGCGCGACAATGCGGGCGTAGTCGTGCTGGAAGTAGTACGGTACGATGACGTTGGCGTTCAAGGTGTCGATCAACTCCACAAGTTTGTCTAGCTTCACGCTATGTAACTCTTGCGGTACTTTTACACCGAACTGGTCTTCAACGTACATCGCACCGTTGGCTATTTGCCAACACATCATGGACTTGGCGCCGCCATTCTGCGCCATCGTAGTATTGCCGGCTAACTCTATGATGGCATCACGTTCGAGTTGGTCGTACTTCGCGCGTAACTCGGAAGGGAGTTCAACTCTATGCAAGTGCGATCTGGGAGGCTCGCCTTTACTAGCGTCTCCAATAGTTGCTGGAAGTACGCCGTAGTCTTCGGCGTTAAGTTCGATTGTAATGTCTGCGATGAGTTCGTGCATACGTTCCGGGGCGCCAGTACGGGCGACGTACGCGGGGCGGGCTTGGTCTTCCTCACTGTTCAATTCCATCTTGTGGACATGTTCGGCTACTTGGTGACCCTTATGGAAGAACCGCGCTTCGAAGCTGCCGTAATCACGCATCAGCCGCGCGCCATGGTCCATGATGTAGTTGGGCGACCATAGGTTGTGTAGGCCGTTAGTTGAGGGCGTGCCCGTCAACTTGGCAGCACGTTTAAAGCGATGCGGCGGTATCTTTACGTACTCGCGGGGTACGGCGGCCTTGCCAGTGAACGGGTCCACCTTTGCAATCTTGTCGCCGTAGTTCGTAAGTATCTTGAACTGGCGCGACTTCGGGTCTTTGAGCGCCACGTCGTCTATAACTAGCGCGTCGAAAAACTCCCACTTGCCGCGCAAGTACTTGATAAGCCAGTGCAGCTTTTCAGGGTTGCACAGTATTACGTCATACCCGCGTACGCCCGTCTGCTCGTTGAACGCCCGTGCTAGTGTAAAAGCCCGATCACGTTCATTGCCAAGCAAATCACCAATGCGCAGATGACGGGTATGGCTCCACTGTGCAGCCTCTTGGCGCCAAACCGTTTGGCATACTTTAATAGGCGCAAGGACAAGTGTAGGACGCCGACACACACCCCAGCGATAAAGGTCTGCAATAGCTGTAAGTCCGATGATGGTTTTACCAAGGCCCATATCAATATGGACGTTAGTACCGTCGCGATCAGCGCCACTATATTGTCCTGTCTCGGCGTCACGGGTCGGTGTCCCTTCAAATACTTTCTGGGCTGCACGCACTTGATACTTGCGCATCTGGTACCCCTTGTGCAGGTGGTACCCCGGCGATACGTAGTCTAGCAGCGTGGACGAAAGAGTAATCATAGCGTTACGCGCTTACTCGCATAGTACGCAGCGTCATAGGCTCGCATAATATGATCCGGTAAACTAAAGGGGCCGCCCAGCTTACCGCTACTGCACCAGCGTTGGACAGCCTCTAGCAGCAGCTTATCGCACAACACTTCCACCTTTTCAGGCGTGTCTACCATGTCGCGTACGTCACAGCCGCGCGCCCGCCAGTCATTCCGCACGGCCTCTTGCAGCGCGCGTTCATGCTTGCCGGGCGCCTTGCACTCGACCATGACTGGACCCTTAGGGCCGGGCGACCACGTAGGCCATAGTATCAAGCGGTCCTTTGTACCGTTATATCCCGGCGTACGTAGCTTGAGTACTTTAAAGCCATAGCCTTCCAGCCGCTTTAGCTTGCCCTCTACTACAGCTTCAAGCATTAGAGTACCCTCCGCCAGCTAACTTGCCGCCAGTACTTACGGCGTTCAGACATGCTTGATGGGAGCAAATTCGGTACTTGTGGCATCCGACCCCGGTTTATGTGCCAATTCTTCCATCCCGAACCGCGATTGCGTACCTCGCTCGGCGAAAGACTCATCATGATACGCCACAGGTCCGACTTGCCTAGCATATTGGCTTCCAGCCGCTTTAGCTTGCGATCACGCACGACGCCGTATCCTTCCACAGAATTGAAGTACTTGCAAACGCTTCCAATCGTTACGGTACTTCAAGTACGTCTGCTTGTCGTCAAAGTAGTGAAATACCGGCAAAGTCGCTCCCGTAAATAGCGGGCGGGTCGCTATAAGCCACTTGCTCGGTACGCCGTACGTCATGCCTAATAGCTGCGATTTTTCCACTGTACAGGTCCAATCCCCATTCGCGCCAGTATGCCGACGCTTCGGTGTCGATTAGGTCCATCACATTTAAATGATAGGCCGCTGCTTCCGGCTTGCCGCGCAGGCAAGTGTACGCAATCTTCAGTTGCAACGCTTCTGCTATATCGTACCAGCTACGGTCGTACACCGGCGCGTCAAGCAGTAGGTTATACATCAGATACGTCCGGCTTCGATGATGTTCCCGCCGCGCGTAACGATCCGAAACGGCGTACCGGGCATGTTGCCTTCCAGCGCTCGCGATATGTCCGCGCGCATTACCGGATCGACATACTTGGCGTCCGTCTCGATAGTAACAGTGATCTGGGAACGTACGGTGAAGCCGCATTCCGGCGGGCGGCCTATCTCTTGCTGCCAAGCGACGTACGGCTTTTCATGGCCGTTTACCGGGAACAGTTCGTCGGGCACCAGCTTTAGTACGACATGCTGCACCGCCACGATGGCCTCCGCCTTCGAAAGCCATGTCTGCTTGCAGAACTCTTGCCGCTCTTTGGGCAAGGACAGCCATACGTCCTCATCGTACGTAATGAGGTACACCTTACCCGTGATGACTTCCGCAAAAATCCCACCGAACGGTTCTACAACCGTTACGTCAACTATCGCAACCATGTTTCGTCCTCCTACCCCTTGCTACTTGACGTGGCGGGGGCTGTCAACTATCACTTGCCGTACCGCATCATAACCCCGCCCTCGGCTTCGACGGGCAGGTCGGTTATCCATGCCGGCAGCGCACACATACGCGCGCACATGTCGTCGGGCGTGCCGAAGTCTATATCGACCTCGGTAATCACTTCGTCATGTACTAGGCCGATGACGGCATACCCGCCGGCCTCTACATTTAAAGCACCTATGCCGCATACGTCGCGCGCGGTGGCCTGTACGACGTTCTCAGTCAGCTTCCCGCCGTACGTATCTTCCCGGTAAGACTTACCGTTCCACTCGGTTCGGAAACTAAGTATCTCCACTGTCCGGCCAAACCTAGTACCGAACCTAAGCTTGGGGCGATAGTAGGCGATGTGGCGACCGCTAGGTAGCGTACAGATGAGCCAATACCGTACACTGTCAAGCCTATGGACATGGAACGTGATCCCCGTATTGGCGAGCGCTATCACTTCGCCTTCGTTGGCAACGGCGGCCTTGGCGGCGCGATCTAGGCGCGACCAGATGCCTACCATCGGGTCGGCAATCTCTGTATGCGCGTCGCGGTACTTGCGCACAATGTCCGTCGCCTCTTCCTCGCTTATCACAAGGTCGATGTTGTCGGCGTACACCATGAAGCCTCGCGCGCCGACTTGGAAGCCGCAACCAAGCTGCGCGGACTTCGCTTTCTGGCGGTACGGCGTCCACTTCTTTAGTACCTTGTGCTTCCCATTCGGCAGTACTTCTATGCAGTTCTCATACCCGCCCATTTCGTGCGCGTACATGTGATCGGCAGCAAAGCGCGTGTACGTGTCGTCGCCCCTTTTAAAGGCATCCAACAGCCACAGGCACCGGGCCAGCCATGTCAGCACGCGGGCTTCGATCTGGGCATAGTCACCCACCACGAACTTGCGGCCCGGCTCCGGCTTGATAAAGCCGCGCATGGACGTGGACAGGTAGCCTAGGGGCCGTATGAAGCGCACGCCGGCTTCGCGAACCCAAGCGGGCTGGACGGGCATTTCGTGCGCCACGTCGCCTAGCAGGCCCGCCAGCACGCTAGGGCCGTCATCGTCCCAGCATGGCGCGCTGAGAAAGTCGAACATGTACGATTGCGGCTTTTTGTCGTCTGGCCGCGTCATGTTGCCCGTCTGGATACGCTTGTGCGACCAACGCCCTGTATGCGCGCCATAGTACAGATGCCCGCCGCGTGCCCGGCCGTCATCGTCCGTACACTCTTCCATGCGGTACAGCTTTTTGACGGACGCCTTGCTACTTTCCTGCTGGATCGTAATGACCTCGCGTAGGTCCGGCGGAAAGTCGTCCATGACAAGACGTTTGATCGTCTTGCTTTTCATGTCGCCAATCTCGTCTATTTCCTCGCGCTGTTGCAAGTACTCTAGCACCTTCTGGCGCTGCGTCGGGCGCAGGCTGGTAATCTCGTCAAACCGCTTGAAATTGAGCGCGGTAAAGTGTTCCGAGAACTGTATGGCGCGGTTGACCGACTGTAGGTCTATAGGCAGGCCGCGTACGTTAATCTTGAAGTCTAGGTCCCAGATGGCCTGTTCCAGTTCTGGCAAGTCCGGCAGTATGCTGTCGATCTCCATTTCGGCATAGCTGTCGGTCAAGCAGTACTGTAGTCCGCGCTTCCAGCCTTCCGGGTGGTCTTGCGGCTCGTACCACAGGTCACGTATTACGCCCAGCTTCTGCGCGCCCTTCCACCGACGTGGCTTACAGAAGTCGTTAATGAACTGCTTGCCGTTGTCGTCTTTCTGGAATACTATTTCAAGGTCGCTGCCGGAGCCTTCAAGGCTGGCGCGAATACCCCAATAGCGCGAGCGCGCGGCAGTGCAGGACCATTTAAAGGTATGCGGATCAGGCCAGCCCCACAGCTTATGGCAGATATGGTACCATATGGTTTGTTCAAACCGCGCGTTGTGCGCGACAAATACCCAGCCCTCGCGGATCGCCTGCGCCAGTACGGGCGGCAATGCGGGCTTAATCATGCGGAAGTTCAGGTCGCCCGGCTTTGCAAACGGATAGATACTCCGCTGGTACCCCGGCGTGCCTAGCAGGAAGTCTTCTACGTACGCGACACCTACATGGGGCGCCACTATGGACAGCATGGTAGGCTGCGTAGCAAAGTGCCGCGCATACACATCGGCACCAAGGCGAATGTTGACAATCGCCCGGCTCTCGAAGTCAATGTGTATGCGCGGCGTATTCACTTGACGGGTTCCCCGAACTTGGCGCGATAGAAACCCATCACGTAGTCAGACGTTTTGCGGCGGTCGCGTTCGTACTGCGTCTGCTTGCTGGCAGCTTCACGTACGAACGCTTCGCGCTCCGGCGACATTAGATGGACGCCGGGGCCGACTGCGCGGTACCGAACATGTCGGCCACCACGGGCGCCGGCTGCTCGACCGGAGCGGCGTTGTCGAACGTACCGGAACGCAGGTAATTCAGCGTCATCTGCGCGGCCGAGTTGGCATCCGCTGCCACGCCTTCCGAGTTCTCCGAAAACATGACGCCCTTGGTGGTGTTGTCCACGTACTGCGTCTGCCCGGCGACGACGAAACCGCCCTGCACTTCGCGAATGTTGGCCGTCTTGTACGGCCGGCTGTTCGCCTTTACGTTGGCGATCTGCTGGTTGACGTCATCCATGTGTAGTACTCCTGTGTGACCGGGTGCTTTAAAAGATACGCCCGCCGCCCGGCGCGAACGGGTTAGTAGGGGACTGCTGAGGCGCACCGAAGGGGTTGGACGCAGGGGCACCGCCCAGCAAACCGGGGGCATTGCCAAAAGGGTTGGCCTGCTGTTGCGGCTGGGGGTTTCCCAAGCCGAACCCGCCCAGCCCGCCGGCCGGAGCCTGCTTGATCGCGCCGAACTGGCTTTCCGCTGCCGGCCGCTGTCCGCCGCCGATGCGCGTCCCGTCGCCTTCGTCGTACTTCTGCAAATTCTGCATACGCGTACTGATGAAGTGCTTACCCATGTACTCGGTACCGAACATGATAAACGACACGCGTCCGGTGCAGCCGGGCCACAGGTCCGCCGGCATGATCTTGTCTTCCGGGCCATACGGGCCAAGCAGGCCGGGCGCGCCGCTGTACACGGGATTGCCGGTGGTGGGGTCCTTCTCCACCTTCGCCTTGCTCTTGAAGTTCAAGTAGTACTTGCCCTTCAAGTAGTCGCGGCCCTCGGTGTTGTGCGCGGGGTTGTCGCCGTCGCGGAAGAAAGGCTCCAACGCGAAGAACGCACCCGGCGCAGTACTGCCCGGCCACGCTTCCTCCTGCGTCTTCTGAGCCATGGCGATGATTTCCTGCAACTCCGCAACGCGGGTCTTCTCCCACGCCAGCGTTGACTTGTACTCTGCCCGCTGGATGCCCGTATCGGGGTCAATGTCGGGCACCTTGCCGTACTGGTCCTTCGTCTTCAACTGCGGCTTGTCGTGGTACAGATGCACGAACAGGCCGATAGGGGACATACCCTCGTTGAATACGGGCTTACCGCCGTTGTACGCTTTCATCTTGTCAACCTTTCAACTTTAAAGAACTTGGGTAACTTGTGGCGACTGCGCGGGCATCAATGAACCGAACTCACTCCCGCGCGTGT